TAACTTTGAATATCGCGTTCGCGCCAGTGTTTTTGCTGGCCGTCGTCGTCAACCCTGCCGCGATGTAGCCAATGGATCGACCAGGAGTCGACGCAACACCAGGATTAACGGTCAGGTTGTAGCTCTTTTCGTAGTACCGCTGACACAGTGCAAGCTCGACCTGCGCCGGCCGAAGCTCAAACGCCGTCGCCGTTGCGCCTATTTCGATCTGCACCTGCGCAATGTCGAACGTGCCGGACTGCTGGATAAGCGACGCAGTGCGCGAAGCGAATGAAGAGCCTGCGTCAAGCCAGAACGTCAACAATAGGCTGTCGTCGCCGTTCGGGCTGATGATCGCGCTTGCTGTTGAAGGGATAGCGATGGTTGCGGTGTACTGCTTGAACGCCGTTGTCAGGGCGAACTGCTGCGCGCCGATGCCGGTCACGGTGGAGCTGCCGCCACTTCCGAAGCCCTGCGAAAACTCAATGGCAATGTTCTGCGCTGTTGCCGCCCTCGCCCAGAACGACAGCGTCACGGTCTGACCGTTTGCCGTGGCCGCACCTTCGATGTAGTGCTGCAGCGTTGAGTAGTTCGCCGCGCCAGCGACTGAGGTCACCACCGATCGGTGGCAATACTTTGGATTGTTCGGAACGCCGGAAACACCGATGTTAAAGGCCAGCTGACTACCGACTACCGTTGACCCAATAGTTCCGTCTTTCCACCTGTCAGCAACGTAAACCTTATTGCCTGTGACGGTCGCTGTCGTCGCGCGCTGCCAGAAATCAAAGTTGCCGTTGATGACCTTGTTTCGAAACCCGGTAAGGCCGCCGCTACCGTCTTTGCCGTTTGTGCCGTTTGTGCCTGGCGTGCCAGGCGCACCCTGCGGGCCGGTAATCGCGGACAGCGCGACCAGGTTCTGCCACGACGAATCACCGACGTTCTGCCACTGCACGAAACCGCCGGCAGTCTGCAGCAGAACATCTTTGCCGTTCGTGCCATCTGTTCCGTCTGTGCCGTTGGTCCCGTTCGTGCCAGGCGTACCAGGGGAGCCAGTCGCGCCGGTAAGCGCCGAAAGCGGCACAAGGTTCTGCCAAACGGTATCGCCGACGTCTTGCCACTGCACAAAGCCGCCAGCGACCTGCAGCGCGATATTCTTGCCGTCCGTCCCATTCGTGCCGTTCGTTCCGTTCGTGCCATTGGCCCCAGGCAGGCCAGGCGGCCCCTGCGGACCGCCTGCCGGACCTGGCGCACCAGTCGGCCCAGGCGGACCCGCCAGCGACACGCCGGGCGGCCACGCGCTCGCGACTTTCGGCCCGTAGAGAATCGACGACACGGGATCAATCGCATAGTCACCATCGCTGCCTATGACGTTCGACGGCGGACCCGACGTTACATTGATCGTGTCCGAAGGTCCGCCGCCAGATGACGGGCTAGACGTCTGGACGGTGTTAACCGGCGTGCCATTGGTCGCAGCGATAACGTCCGGGTCATCGTTTGGTTTTTCGGCCTGCACGGTGCTTGTCCAGCCGCCAGATTTATCCATTGTGCTTTCGACGCGCGTAACCAGCCAGTCGCCCGCGATGCCATCGCGGAAGCTGCCGTCCATCGTCAAATTGGTTTCAGCCGTCAGGTCAGCACGGCCGGTCAAGCTGAAGCTCAGTTTGAATTCAGCTCGCGCACGTTTGGCTAGCTCAGCCTGCGCAGCCGCCTGCGCCATAGCCTCGTCTTTGAAGCCCATGCGCAAGTGCTTGACAGGGTCACCAGTGCCGACCTGAATCTGATGACGCGTTGCCGTCTTAGTGCTGCGGTAGAACGCAACGACAGTGCCGGCGCTCTCGCGCTCAGATATCAGCAGCTTCACGCTGCCGGGCTTTACGTCGCTTCGCCCCAACGTGATATGCGGCAGGTCCGCGCCGCCGACTGACTTCGCGTTTCCGCGTTTGGCGAAAATAAGCTTGCCGCCGGCCGGCTTGGCAATGGCGTCGTATTTCTTCGCGAGTCGAATCAGAAAATTGATATCGGACTCGGCAGACTGGTCGATATGCGGCAGCTTGACGTTCGCCAGCTCTGGCGATACAGCGCCGGTCATCCCGTGCTCGCCCGCCATCTTGTTCACCATCGCGCCGATAGTGGTATTCACTGCCCAGCTGCGCGTTTTCTGCGTCTGAAAATCTAGCTTGCCTTTTGGGGTGCCGGCATATGGTGCAGCGTTCGCGCGAATGGTGATCTTGCCGGGCAGGTCTTGAACCTCGACCTCATTACAGACGAACAAACCTTTCGGCGTAAGGTTGCCGTTGTAGCCAATCCACAGCTGCAGCTCCGCGCCGCGCGCGGGGATCTTGACCGGGTTCCCGTCCTGCGTATCAGTCAGCACGATTTCAATCGTGTCTGACTGAAAGCCAGTTTCATCGGTAGCGCGCAGCGACGAAAACCGCGACGCGATCAACGCAGTAATGTCGTTGTCGTTCGCTGTGACTTTGTAGCTCGGCAAGTAGTTGTTCAATCCCACAAGGAAACACTCTGTGCGGCCGGCGCAGTCACTGGCGGCGCGTCGGGTAGGGTTATGACGACGCCGGCCGCGAGGATGGCGCCCAGGCCGGCTAGGCCGGGGTTAGCAGCAAACATGGCGGTCAGCGTGTCGGCGGTGCACGCGCCGTACTGGTTGAAGGCGATTTCGTCGACGACATCACCGGCCTTGCTGATATAGGTCTGCGTCACTGCCCTTGCGCTCCGTTGCTGAACATGCGCAGCGACACTTCGAATTCTTGTTTGCGAAACGTGCCATCAGGCTTGAAGACGGCCTGCGTTTCTTTGATTCGCTCGATGACGAAAAACGCATTCATGTTCCCTTGCGAGGGAATCAATCGCTGCGGCACGCCGGTCGCCGCAATTGCGCGAAGCGTGTCGACCTGCTGAACGCCGCCTTTCCAGTCGGGGTAAATCGTCCCCGGCAACGTGATGGTGTCAGGCCCCGGCCCGGTGTACTGCAGGTCGTCGAGCTGGCCGAACCGCTCGACAGCCGCCCATCGGTATTCGCTGGTGCGAACGTACTCACGGAACACCGCTGTTGCTACCGAGAACTTGAACGTTCCCAGCATCATCAGCACGGGAGCGTTACCGCTGTCGCCGCTAGCGGTAACGATGCTCTGCAGCACGTCCAGCAGCCCTGTAGTGGTCTGACTCATATCAAAGCCCGTCGATTAGCTGGCCGCGCTGCTGCACGCCGTTTTGCTGCTGCAGGTATCCGGCCGTGCGATGCGCGAGCGCGTCACCGTCTTCACCTGGCAGCTGGTTGATGTGAAACACGTTGCTCTGCTGGATGACGGGCGCACCGCCGCCGGCAGCTGCTGACGAAGCGGGCGAGCCTGGCCGCGCGTCGGTAGCGGCTCCCGTGTTCCACTTCAGCGCACCAGGCGCGGGAGCGGCGGCAGGTTTCGGCGTAGTGCCGAAAAAGGTATCCATCACGCCCGCGTCAGGGTCGACGCCCTTCGTTTTCAGGTAGGCGGCTGCAGCGTCTTTCTTCGCCTGCGGAGTGTTGGCGAGCTGCTTTGCCGCGTAGTCGGTCTGTTTCTTATCGAGCAAGCCAAGCGCGTCTAGCGCATCGTCGACCATTGTCGAAATGCCCTTGCCGATACCGTCGAAAACGTGCTCGACGAAATGGCCCATGCCTTCGAACATCTTTTTAGCGCCATCGGTAATCATGCCGATGTTCAGCGTCGCGACGCCCTTCAGCACTTCGATAGCGCCGCTGAATATGGACGTCAAGTCTGCCCACAGCTGCACAAAGAACGCTTTCACCCCGTCCCAATGCCGATAGACCTCGACGGCCACAAGCGCTAGCGCTGCGCCAAACAAGATAATCGGATTCGCCGAAATGGCCGCACCCAGCCACCGGACAGCCGTGGTCACTGCTTGGATGCCGCGAGCCATCGGCACAAGCACATAGCTAACGGTAAGCAGTACCGGAGCAAGGATGCCCAGGCCCACCGCAAGAATGCTCAAGCCTTGCGACATCAGGGCGGTGAATTTCGGGTTTCGCTCAATGAAGCCGTTCAACGACTCAAGCGCTACCGTCGCCAGCTCTAGACCCTTCGTGTAGACAGGCAGGATGTCGCGACCGAAGCTGAGTTTCAGGTCTGCAAGCTTCTGCTCGGCGATCAACTCTTTGCCGCCAGTCGAGCCCAGGGCCTGCTTGTTGAGCTGGTCGATGCCGGCCGCGCCCTTGTTCAGCTTTTCGCTTCGGTCGATCTGTGCCGACTGCTGATACAGGGACGCGAGCCAGTCAGC